GCTTCCTGTCCTGCGACTTTTAGATTTTCCTCGATTGCTTTCTTGTCAGTAGGAATAGTTCCATAGTTCATGTCGACAGGTGTACCCTGCCACTTGACTTGATTCGGGAACTTATCTCCCCCTGGTGCTGCTTTCAATGGTCGTGTGCTTGAATAGTCCATAATAACCTCCTTTAATTTTTATATTACCCTGTTGGTATTCCTTGTGCAACTTCTGGTGGCATTTCAGGCATCGGTGGTTGTTCCATCGGTGCTACCTGTTGTTCCCCGCCTACCTGTGGTCCAGCCAACCCTCCTGTTGCCGCCGTCATTTGTTCTGGTGCTCCCGCCATTCCCTGTTCTCCACCTTCTATTGGCGGTTGCATCTCTCTCCCTAGTAAGGCGTAATGTTCTTGAATGTGAGCTTGTACTAATTGGTTGTCCTTATTCTCATCGTGTATTGAGATATGTACTTCATGGTCGTCTTGTCCTTGTGCCATTATTCTTTCGTCACCCATGAGCATCATTTCGTTTTCTGTTTGTGCCAGTTGTTCCTCACTTACCGATGTCTGACTTACCTGTTGTTGGCTTCTCTTTGCTTTGAGTATCGCTTCTTGTCGTGTCTTTGCGATGATGTTATCAACGTCACCGAACTCCAAGTGTTCGAGAAGTGTTCTTTGGTCAATGATACCCTGTGTGAATAGGTCTTTCAGTTCTTGTTGCCTCTGTTGCTTCCCGTAAGCAAGCCATGAACCAATCTGTACTGTGACTGTGTTGTTTGGAGTAATGACTGCAAGTGGGTATGTCTTTGCACCCATCTTCACTTCATTTCCACGTCCTTCAGCGAATTTCTCCCCTATAATGGCGAAGTAATCAGCTTTACCTGCGATATTGGTTGCTTTGACGATACGTGGGAAACTTATGTTTTCAGATAATACCTTTAGACATTTCTTTGCTACCTCAACCAAAAAGTCTTCCAAGTTATCAACGAGGTCGTCTTGGTTTGTCGCATCTGCTTGTTTGAGTTCAGCGATACCAATACCTGACTTAACTCCTACAGGAATACGACCAAGTGAAACATCATGAGCTCCTGATATATCTTCGAAGTATTGCCTCATACGAATAATCTGATTTTCGGTTGCTGACGGTAATGGTTGAAGTGGGAGCGAATGTACATCTGTTCCCCTATTCTTCTCAACGATACTTCCGTGTTGATTATCAATAACCCTGACTCCAGAGTTCTTGTCTACGACTATACGACCCTTTGCGTACCTATAGTTGTAGTCGAATACAGAGCTCTCCAGCGAGTTTATTACTTTGTTTATAGGTATTGTATGTCTTGCCCACCCCTCACCATACACTTCCAAGGGGTTTATGTCAGCTTGGTACATACGGAATGGGAAATCATCGGTATCTAACAATTCATTCTGTAGAGGAACAATCATTGAATCTACCCATGTAACCTGACGGACTTTAGTGCTTCCATCTTCCTGATGTTCTTTGAAGTACCCTTCTTTGACGATGACTGTTTCTGATTCTATTGTAGTCTGCATCTGTCCCATGTATTTCAATGACTGAAGTAGGAATTGCTTATACTCGGAAGCGGCTACCTTCATATCTCCACGATTGAGCAATTCTTTGTTTTTGTAGTTTGGGTTATTGCGTACTTCTGATAATGACCTTCGTACTGCTTTGACACAGAATTGTGCGTCAGTAAAGGCTAAACCATCAGTACAGTTTGGGTCGAAGTAGAAATCATACGGGTCGACTAACCATATATAAACAAACCCTTTAGAATTATCTTCATTGATAATCTCCGTGTCCCACCCTATCTGCCAAGGTCCACCTACAGAATAGATGAGTCCTTGCATGACGGTTTCTTTTATTGTCTTACGAAGTTTGTTCTTTACGAATATATAGTCGAGTGTCTTTCCTGAATATCTGGCGTTCTGATGTGAGTCTTCATCAAGTGTGTTAGGTAACACTTCCCACTTTGGTCTGAAGGCAGTAACCTGATTCTTTATGACACGCATAGCAGAAACAGTCAGGTTTATAGGAATACGAGCGTTATTCGTCGCTGCCATAGTGACCGTTCGAGTGGTTGGGTTGTAACGGGTAAATTGATAACCCCTACGAAACAAGTCCCGTGACAGCCATTCCCAGTCATATCTCCTGCGATTATCGGAAGCTAACTTCCAATTATCTTTCGCACGTTGGAGTATGCGTGACTCATCGGGGTCTACCCCTCCGAGTATTTCTTTCTCAATCTCCTTCATTCTGTCTTCTGGTGATACCTCTTTAGGTATCTGCTTCGATTGTTCTTGGAGCGTTGGAGCTGGTGCTATTTCTGAATTTGCTGGTACGTTTGCATCAAGTAATGGCATAGTTATGATTGAATAGTCATTGGTCGACTACCCTGTTCTCCTTCTATTTCCAAATTGAACTCCTTTGGAAACTTAAAATCTTGTAATTGGTCGAGTGCTATACCGTTGGGTTCTACTTTTAATTCATTCGGGGCATCTGCTGGTAGGTTGTTTGGCTGGTTCTTGACGTATGCTTTTGCTGATAACGCCATTTCGAATAATGCTTTGAGGTCTGCCTTTTGTCTTCTGGACAGTTTATCTTTGCCTATGATGTTTTCGCTGACTGATAATAAATCTTGCGGTGTCATAAGTATGATGCTAAGTCTTCTAATACCTTATCACGTTTTTCTTCTGGGTACCATGATGCAGTTTTTAACCAAAGTTCTACCGCCATCTTCTTCTCATCTTCGCTTGTTCCTGCATCTTGCTGTGCAAGGAAGTCGGCTATATCTTGTCGTGTAAACATTCCATTCGTGCCTCTGTTGGGGTTATATCTCTCCTGTGCCTCTGCTAGTATCTCGTCAGGGTTTCGCATAATATAAGCATACCACTACTTGTCAACTTTGTCAGTATTTTCTAATATCTTAGAAACAGTTGGCGTTCCTTCCACTCTCCAAATCTTCCCTTTTTTGACGTGTTCCGTTATATGTATCTCGCCAAACTCTATATCTTTGAGAAACTTATCGTTGAGTTGCATGATAGTAAAGACTGCTGGGTATTGTTCACGAATGAATGTCATCATTTCTTCTATCGTCATATCTGACCTCCTGGTCCTTCGTTATAGAAGTCATCTGTATTGCGTACTGACTCACCTGTGCTTGTTGGTCTATCTGGTTGAGCTATAGCATTGTTTGAGGCAGATTCAAGCGGTACCCGATTGTACATTTCAATCGCAATCATAAGAGCCATTACTCTATCGTCATGACTCCCTGGCACACCACCTGCTCTACCTGATTCATCATATTGAAATGAGAACAATTCCATGAGTGTTGCTTCGTCGTGGAGTCCAAGTAGCTTATCTCGTAATGCCCGTGCAGAATTACCTATGATAAGTGGTCTTGTCTTTGAGTCTGTCTGCCAGCCTAAATCTTTTGTGAGCGTATCAGCATACCCCCCAACCCTCTCTCTTGTCCAAAGGTTGGCATAGTATAGGTCACGAAGCGTAATGACTGTGGCTATTCCTATTGAGTTTCTTTCTGGTGCAATCATGGCGTTGTTATACCATGTACCAAGCTTGAACAGTTCTCTCCCGAATTGGTCAGCATCTATATGTCCATGCCATACAGCTACTTGGTCAAATGATTGTCTGTCTATGACTTGTGCACACGCATAATCACCTCCCTTTATTCCTTCGCATGGGTCAGCTCCTATGACATATTGCCTGTTTGGTTTCGGTTTCTCCCATACCTTTATGTACCCCCCTGGGTTTTCTTCAAGGAACGGTGGCTTGAACCCTGTTAGATTGCCAATAAACTTCGGTGGCTTTATCATGCCTCGTAGTCCTTTATAGAATGATAGTGCTTCAACATTGAATACGGGGTTACCTGATGAGATAAATGCTTCTTCAGGAAATAACGGGTACTCCTGTTTGAACATATATTCACTAACAAACTCTGACATTTTTAGTCTACGCCATGCCAACTGTTGCATCGTTAGACCATGTAGTTCTTTGAGTTTCTTTTCCTCTGTGGTCATTTCAATCATTACGTTGCTTGGAGCTGCGTAGTCAGGAAAATCTGCCCATGAGAAAAAATGCGGTGCGTAATTGGACTTTCCTTCTTTTGCATCATTCCATAACTTATAGAAGAACGTACCCATACCATTTGCAGTAGTTTCAAGAATGATTCGTCTTGGAGTTCCAGCTTGTCCTGCTGACGTAAACACCTGTTCTGGTTCAGGGTAGAAAGCAAACTCCGAGAAGTGGACATTGGTCAGTGTTGCAGACCTACCGAATGATGAACTTCCTGCAGTCCCGATATAGAAGACTGAATTATTTGCTTCGTTGACGACTTCAGACCGTGTATTGTATTGAATGGGAACTTTCTCACCTGATATATCTTCGAATGACCGTAGATAGAACTTTACCCTATCAAACAACTTTATTGTTGCATCTTTGTTATGGGCAATACAGACGCTCCTGCTATTCTCCATAAGCAGGAAGTCCACAGTAAACAACGCCAGTATGAGCGATGACATTCCTTCTTGTCGTGCTTTGAGAATAATATCTCGCCCTGTAAGTGAATCAATTACCTTTGATTGTACTGAATTGAGAATGAACGGTACACGTTTCTCATTCTTGTCAACGATTGTGAAGAACCGTTCGATAAACTTTTTGTATTCTAGTTCTAGCATATCAGTATTCGTTACTATCGGAGTCACTCCCCTCATTGAGATTTATCTTGTATGTCTTTACTGGTTCAATGACTACTTCTGGTGGTGGCTGTATCACTGGGGCAGGTGCTTCTGGTGCTTGTTCTACTTCTTTTGTTTCAATCACCGTAGGTTCTTCTTCCGTTTCAGCTTTCTTTGTAAACTGGTCACGAAGACCTTGGAATACATTGACTTGTGTCTGTGTCGTTGCTCCACCATGAGTATCATGTTTTTCCAGATACCATTTTGCTAGTTCTACTTTTTGTACGGGGTCTGCAGTTTCTAACATTGTTTTGACCACGATTTTCCTTGCAGCGATGACTGCATAGTTTTTTGCATTCTCTATTCGGTTAGCAAACTCCTCGTCTGCTTCCATACGAACATAGAACGTCTGCCGTGATATTCTGGCATAAGAGCAGGCTGCTGAAACACTACCGCCTATACGGAAAATACTCTCAAGGTCTTTGATGACTTCCTCTACTATGGCGATAGGTTGACCCCTACCTCTTTTTACCAGCTCTACTGGTTCGTCTGCCATATTATTTTTTTGGCTCTGCTACTGCATCATTGACTACCGTTTTGTTTTCTGTTGGGGCTTCTGGTTTTTCAGGAGCTTTCGCAGTTTCTTTTGTAGCTTCAGCCACAGGTGCCATGTCTTTTTCTTCATAGACATAAAGTTCTCCTTTCGTAACGTCATATCGAGATTTCACATCTTTTTCTAGTGATAATCTTGGGTAGACATTGTTGATGATATATACCTGCAAAGCGATATTGAGCGCCTGCATATTTGCATCTACTGGAATAAGAAACTCCATATCTTTTTTACTCAGTTGAAATGTTTTCATTTATTTCACCTCCTTCCTCTGTTAGTTTCTTTATATAACATTGTTTTGAGTGAAAGAAGCCTTGTGCTTTTCCATCACGGACTTCAAACCCTGCCTTGTAATACGGTGAGTGTGGTCCTACTATTTGTCCACAACCCGTACAATGTCTATCAACAGGTGTGTTCTTCCAATACCCCATGAGTATATCGCTCATTTTTCTCCTTCCTGCAGTTGAGCAATCGCTTTTACTGCAAATACTGATAATGCTTCTCCATCAGTTGTTTCTGTAAACTTTTTCTTATACTGGTGGAGTGCGTCGAATATGGTGGCTTTCTGTTCGCCAGTTACTTTTATTTTATCAATAGTCATCAAGGCAACGGTAGCATCACCCTCACCTTCCTCCGCAATCAGTTGTATGCGTGCAAGTTGTTCATCTGTGACATTGAAGTGTTGTGACTTTACGGAATCTGTATCTTGTAGTTCCAAGTCACCGTCCTGATAGTTTTGCCAGTTGAACTCCGCCATCTCTTTATAGTTTTCAAGTTGTACATCTGTAAACGGAACTGTCAGGTCAGGAAGACTCACCATATCTTTGAGCAAATGGGCAAGCGTTATTTCGTTGAATGGTACTTTATGCTCAAACCATAAGGTCATCTCCTGTGCTTCTTGGTCAGATATTTCCCCCATGTCATAGACAAAGACTGAAGCGAAGTTGAGTTGTTTGCACGCTCTCCATCGTTGTTCACCATCTACAATTTCATACCCATCTACTCCCTTAACAGTTCGACAGAATATCGGAGCTTGTAGTCCCTTTTTCTCAATGCCCCGTACTATCATACGGAACTCCTCGGTATCTTTGTCCTTCGGGTTCCACTTGTTCGGGTAGATTCTATCAATCTTCGTAAGCTTTATATTCTTTGGGTCAAACTTTATGTTTTCCATACAACTCCTCTTTGTTCCCACAGTTGGGTGAAATACTTTTCCATCTTCATGTAGGCATGAGCTGATAGCTCTAAGCGTTTACTTCTTTGAATACCAGTATTGGCACTATACACATCTTTTACATCATTGACGAGTTTAGCGAGTGCAATAAGGTCTTCTGTGTTGTCATGCTTTGTCCTGTATCTGAATATCGATGTCGATGCTTTTCCTTTTACTTTTGGTATTCTTCCTGCGCCATATTTTACAGCAGTCACCCATGATGTAGAGTCTGCCGAGTAGAACGGAAATCGAGCAAGGAAATCTATTCCTGTAATACCGAACCCATGAACTTTTATCTTATCAGTTGTCTTGCTAAATACATAACTGAAGAACGTGGCAAGGTTCTTTCGTGTGTTATAGACTCCTGCAGCTCCTCCAAGTGCGATGTAGTCATGGTCTTTGATGTACTGGTCTAACAATTCCTTGTTACCCTTTGCATACTCATCGAAATGATAGACAGGTATAGGGTGCAGTCCTTGTCCTTCCAAGTACGCCTGATTTACTAGCGTTCCTGCCGTGTCCATGACATCAAAGTTAGCATAGACCATATTGTATTTCGTAGAATATGTTTTCAGAAACTCTGCATACTTTACTATGTCTATTGTCTTGTTGTGCATACGGGCGGTGAACCCTCCTGAATCAATAAACATAAACGGGTTATGTGAGAAGAACGACATGAAATCATCAAGCGTTCCTACTTTTCCCATATAGAAGTACGACAAGAGCATATTCGGAGCTTGTACCGTTTTCAGCACCCTGCGTATTTCCATTGTTGATTCTGCACCTGCAAGAAATAATCTCATAGCCAACCAAGTACCTTAAAAACAATAATCGACACTATAACTCCTAGAAAAAATGTAAAGCACCCTTCTCCTTCATTAAAGTCACATGATTTATCGTAGTTTTCATCTGTTCTACTCATATTTCACTCCTAATACTTTGAAAGTTTCTTCTATACGTTCCTGTTCGTAATGGGTGAAGTCTTTGTTCTTCCATGCTTCCATATACGAAGCCATGAGTTTATCAGCTTCTTTCCCATGAGTAGGGTCTGTTTCATATTTCTCATCGATACCATTTGCCTTCATAGCTATGTATCGCTTGAAGCATAACGAACATTTCCCACATCGTAGGTGGTCTGGGTGATAACATGACGTTGTTTTACCCATCGGTGTC